CGACCAGAAGTATGTTCGCGTCTATATCAAGGCAACCAATGCCATAACAGTCAGACATTCACGCACACGTGCAGGCAAGGAAGAATCATGAACCTGAAGAACAAAGCATATTGGATGGACGTACTAGTCCGCGCGATAAAGACTGGTGCTCAGGCTGCTGTCGCCTTGCTCGGTACCAATGCTGTAGGTGTACTGCACTGGGATTGGATTGGCCTTGGTAGCGCTGTGCTCGGTGCCATGGTGGTATCGGTTCTGACCAGCCTTGCAAGCCTTGACAACGTTGGCTCAGACAACAGCGATGATGCACAGTCTGTGGATGAACCTGTTGACGAAGAGTCTGAAGATGCAGACCTGCCAGCAGACCCAGAAGATGCAGACCCAGATGCAGAACCGATTACTGAGTCTGATGATGAGGAAGTAGAAGCCTAACTAGGTGGTGGTCCGAATCTCCTGTCTATGCCTCTACAGGTACTTAGAAGCACAATGCCCGCATAACCTTGGTGTGAAATATAACCTTGGTTGTGCGGGACCTTTTGTGTTTCTAGCGGTTATTCCTTGGGCTTTAGCGCATAAACAGCTCTCTCATCTAGAAACACCTTCTCTAGCTTCTTATTGAGCTTTAACAGAATAAGGTGCCGGACCTTAATCTGCGCAATTAAATCCATCAACTCAGTATGCAGGTTGGATTCTAATTCAGCTATTTTCTCGGCGTCTGCATTACTCATCTCAGTCTTCTTTCTCTAGGGTATATGGTTTGCAATCTTTTGCTCCTACTCCGGTAAGTTCCGAGAAGTAGACGCTTGATAGGTAGGTGGTCCGAAATCTGGGACTAGCCTTCATCCCTTACCTGAAGCGCACAAAAGCCGGTACTTGACCTTAAGTGGTTGGGTACGGCTCTTCTTTGCGTTCTAGGGTTATTCCTTATCTAGTTTTCTTATCCAATGGGTCGGCTTGTTTCATTGGTGACGGTTGAAGGTCCAAATACAGTTAGGATTGATTCCGCATGTTCAGGACGCAATTTCGCTAGTGCATCTGAATATAGATGGATTTCGGTTGTGATATGTTTTTGGTTCTTGACAGCAATCACGCTATAACCAATCTCGCATCCGTTGTTAATGGCTATAAAGAGTGGGCATGTATATGTGTAATCATCTGGGTATGTCATCTTATTTCTCTTTCTCTAGTATGAATGGGCGGTAATCCTTTGCTCCGACGCCTACCAACTCATGGAAGAACGGGGAAGCTACACCATCTAGTTTGAATGCCTTGATGGCTTTGGCATGCTGGTTGAGTCCAGCAAGTCTCAGTAACTCTGCTCTTTCAGATGGTGGCAGAACACCATGCCTCTTGCATTGCACCAGTAGCAACTCATCTTGCTTCAGTGCGAGAAGGTCAACCTTGCTTTTACTTCCTGCCGACCTCATGACCCAGTACCCAGCATCTTGGAGTGCGTTCCTTACTGCATATTCAAAACGTCTTCCGTCATTGTATTTTGTCATATCATTTCCACCGAATACATCTGACTAGTGCTTGCTTGAAGATATCTTTTTCTTTCTCAGTCATGGTGTCCCAATCACTGCTACCCAAAACATCGCTGATATGTCCGGCCAAGTTATCTACGGTGTAGCTACCGGCACTCGTCACAAAACCCTGAATTTCAATCTCTGTTATACCGGGACCACTACCACCACTCCATGACGAGTAACCGTAATTGTTGTGAGTAAGAGTCATCCCATCTTGCGCAATGTCGTAGTAACAGACTGTGCCCTCATCATCGATGATGGTTACCCAAGCTTTTGCAATCATCCGGCATTCTCCAACATCTTTCCTGTCAAGAACAGTGCTGCCTCTGTATCGAAACCAGCCGTGACCAGAGAGCTATAGAAGTTGAACAGCAATGCCGCTCCTACTGCTAGCTCTTGTGCGTCTTGTTCGTTGCCAATGCCCTTGCTCTGATTGAACATTTCCCACAGGTTCTCATTCATGCTGCTACTCCGTTTGCTGTGTCTGTAATCTTGCGAATTGCTGTCTTGTAAATCTCTTTGGCTACTCGTCTGTCTACTCCAAGATGTTGGCCAAGTTCGATGTAGGTAACAGGGCTGTTGTACCGTGCAAAAATGACTGCCTCTTGTTCCTGGTGTGTAAGCTCGGTCCTCTTGCAAGCAAGTTCAACATCAATCCGCGCAACCATCGAATCTCCCGTAGTGCTTGCGTCTGGTCTGGCTAGACGAGTAGTTCCCTTATCGATATGGGTCTCGGTGTAACTCGGAAGGTCATGCAACAGGGCTGTGATTAATGCCTCAACCAACTTGGTTGAATAGATATCTTCAGTACTCATCTTCTTTATCCTCTGCTAATGAATCCAGCGAGATTGGCGCGCGCCGATAAACATTCCTTGCCCAATCCTTTAAGACGTTTTCGATGTAGGACTCAAAGTCACCTGAAACAATAGCGCTCCATGCTTTCGGATTACTGGCGGTATTGAGGTATGCATCTTGTATGAGGTCCTCTGGTGCAACAGCGTTGGCGAACCTGATAGAGACTCTGTGCGCCATCTTCTCAATCGTCTTCAACACCATCGGGTCATCCAGTACCGACCAGTTGAAAGCATCTGCTGAGAGAGTGTTGTAACGCCTTTCAGCGGCACCCTTGCCACTCACCGGTTGTATCCCAGTTTCAGTGTCTGGTTGACCATGGAGAAGGCTGTACCGTCTGTGTCTGCACAGTTACCGCATGGACCATCAGCAACCGGCTTGACGAGGAAACAATTCGAGCAGACCTCTTCAGTGCTCAGAAGGTCCTCAATCGGCAGGAAGGTATCTTCAGTCACGACAGACTCCCTAGGGCAGCTACAGTCATGGGAGAACCATCGACGCTGTAGATATCTGTTCCGACTGTGTACCAACCACGGCTTACGGCTTGGTCAGAATGTGCCGCTAGGTAGTGCTCTGCATCGATGGTTGGGTCATAGCTCCATGCACGAATGAAATCATGGAAAGCTGTACGGCTGACAACGCGAACATCTCCAAGACCATCTGGGGTACAGGTTCGGATATTCCAAGAGTCAGCGTCTGGACTGCCGTTGATGATGACAACCTGCTGTTTATCGCTGTTGGCTGTGAAGGCTTGGAAGAGACGCTCTTGTCCATCCTTGACTCTGCCGTGCGCATTCTTGGTTTCAATCCACAAGAAGTATCCATCAATCTCTAGGATTGCGTCGCCATCCATAGGCGAAATTCCACGCTTAACGGTGGATTTAAAATCCGCTGGATACCACAGCGAGTAATTGGACCAGCCGCTATCATCGTATCCGTTGAAAACATTATCACTCATGTCCTGCTCTAATTCTCGTGGAATCTTCATCCACACTAGTTCCGTATCATCTAAGTTATTCAGTTGTATATCTACAAGTATAGCGGCTTAATCATTAAAGTCATAATCTAGCCATTCATCAGACCCGAATTCATCTTCTTCTTCTGCATCAGGGTCTGCAATCAAGCCTAATGATTTCAGCACGGTATGACTATCAATGCCGAACTTCTCAGCAACCTTGGTGATGGTCAATCCACCGTAATAGTAGAAGTGGTCTATTTCGATATCCAGCAGATGCTTGGGCAAAGGTGCTCCGGGCATGATGGGTGGTAGGGAATCGTCTACAAGCTCTGGTGTGGCCTTGATTTGGTCGATGTATTGCGGAGATACGCCGAAGTGTCTAGCAAGGTCTGAGCCGCGATATGAAGGCTTGTAGAGAGCTATCAGACGCTTACGCTCCCTGGTCTCTGCTGTTGAACTTCCGTACCATGTAGTCGGGTGTGTCCCTGGATGTGCATGCTCCTGCTTGTAATGCTTCTGACACAATCCTCTGGTGTGTGCATCGCGGTCGCAATCGGTTACTAGGCAACTCATCTATCGTGTCTTTCTAATCATGGGCGGAAGCTGGCTACGTGGTTAAGGTTTACAACTTGGGTCTCTTCTGAGTAGCAAATAATCTCATCGATGAGTGCATCCCCTTTTCCTACTCCTGCCCAACTGGCGTTGGTGTAACAGACATAGATGAACAGAAGCGCGTTATTACCCTTGGCCATCCAATCCTGAATATGTGCATAGTCTTGGACAAGTTCGTTAAACGTATCTAGCGAGTACCAATCTTCAAGGTCAGAGATTGTCGCACCATTTGAGTAGTAGAACAGATTATCTAGCGTTATTTCATCTGTGTTGCTGTACCAGTGAGGAACTTTGCCGTTCCAATAATTCAGAACGCTACCAGCGATTGTGCCTGGTACTAGGCTGTAGTTACCGCTGATGTAACCGCCATTGGTGTATCCACCCTTGACGTACCCGCCGTTGGAATATTTCATGATAGGTACGCAATCGCTTCAGCAAGCATGATGACAATGGCCAGAGTTGCTAACCACATCGTTACGCGCGTTGATGGTCTGGTGTAAAGGTCTTTCATGGTTCTCCTATTCATTTGCTGATATCTCTATTGTAATTCATTGATACCCTGATAGAGAAATTCTGGGCATACAAAAAGACCAATCGGGGAGAACAGGAGAGTAAACCCGATTGGCCTTGATGTAATCAATCCATCTATTAAGGAGAATCACTGGTGCGTCTTTGAACCAGTAACTCTATAGTAGCAAAGCTAGAAGGCTGATATCAAATCTGGCGACGTATCTTCTTCAATTCTTTTCTGGTGTACGGCTTGTCTACCTCAACTGTTCCATCTGCCTTGGTTGTTGTTACCTCTGATGCCTGATGGCGATAGTTCCACGTACGCTTTGGTTTGACTGGCTTACCAGCTTTGTACTTGTAGACCTTGCCAACTGCTCCTGTATCAACTGTACGGTTACGCTTCTTCATGACAGGCTCTTGATTGCTTCCTTCAGTGGCAGACGGTCCTCTGTGGTGCGCTCTAGCAACGCCTGAAGGTCAAGGTGGGACATGTCATAGGTTCGTACGTAAACATCGTTGTACGGGTTACCTGTGACCTTTGAGATTGCAAGGCGCAACTCCTCCATCAACCTACGCGCTTCTGCCGATGACGGCTCAAAGGTTTCAGTGACTGTGGTGGTCGTCGTGGTTACTCGCTTGATGGGCTGCTGTGTCATAGTCTCATCCTTGGTGCTGGGAAGCTCTGTATTGGCTTGTGCTGGCTTTGTAGGTGTCTTCTGGTGTGGTTGGCTAGGTACGGTGGTTGAAGCGCTGAGATAGACGTAGGAAGCATCTAGTTCGGCAGACCATGAACGTACGATGTTTCTGCTCTTCTGCTCTGTGATGTTGAGACGCTGGGCAATCTCTCGATGGGATACCTTTGGTGTCTGCTGGCGGAGAGTCCAAACCTCATGCTTGATTGCTGCATCCTCCATCTTCAACTGTGGAGGTAGGGCAGCATGGGTCTTGCACCACTCTTGGTGATATTCGTACCACGTACGCTCTGATTTGGTCCGGTCAGATGGTCGTAGCTTGTGACCGCTGGGAAGCTTGGTGTCATCTGCTGCAAGCTTGGCATTCATCCGAAATGCGATTTGCTTCCGCGTGAATCTCTTTGAGCCAAACATTGCATGGAGGTCTGGTCCGTAGGTTTCGAGGATGTACGCCTTGACTTCCTTTTTGGCTCGATTAGCGCTTGCTCTCGCTATCTCACGCTGTCTCTTGCTCAACTTGTCATATGGTTTATTCATTTACTTTCTCCTGTTCTATATCTCTATTGTACCGGATTAACCTCAATTCCGAGAATTTGTGCAACATGGAAAGACAGTGAGAAGTTTAAAACCATGTTCGCTTCGCTCACAATTCGTTCATTCCGCTACGCTCCATTCACTCAGCATCGCCAGACCAAAGCGTTAACCACTCCGCTACGCTCCGGGTTAACTGGTCTGTCTCTGCATCTACTGCGGGAAGGTGAATCTACGCAACGGTACGGAAACATATTCGTACGTAGTACGAAGTACTACTGTGTTTCCATTTCAGGCGTAACAACCCTACACAAACCCTACACAAAAGGATACGCGATGAGGGCAAAGAGAAATGCCCGCCACCAGAGGGAAATCCAGTGACGGGCTGGTGTAGAAGCTTGGGGCTGATGCTCCTACAGGTCTCTCAGTTGGAACTTCCGACGACATCGGGGCAGGAGGTCACAGAACCTTGTGACGAGGGCTGCAACAGCAAGCCGGTATCATCGCCAAGACGAACCGTTTTGCCGTCAACGGGTGCATCTTCGCCCATCGTGATTGTGATGGTGATGGTGCTGCTGGTTGCTCCTGCCTTGATGTGTGTGCCGCATGCCGCACCGTTCAGGCTTGCCGTCCAGCCTGTCGGGAGACCCGTCACATTGATTCCGGCCACCACGGCATCACTCGGCGCGGTAGCTCCTGACTGAAGATTGAGCACGGTGCCGGAAACCTTGCATGAATCACCGGGGTACATGCCATCATCTGTCGGCTTGATGGTGATTTTCCCGCTGGTCAGTGTGGCTGTGCAGCTTCCCGAACCGGTTGCGCTCTGCCACTTGGGCTGAAACTGTGCAGCGCTCTTCAGGTCTCCGTTCACTCCCAACGTTGCCTGATAGATTGCCCATGCCGCCACGGTGCCGATGAGCACAGCAAACGTGGTGATGCTCGTCACCAGATACTTTTTGATTCCCTTTTTCTGCGTCTTGACTTTGGACATGCTCTGTTCTCCTGTTTGGACATGTTGATTCTGATGATGTCGGGGAAGAAGTCGGGGAAGGCGATTGAGTTGGTGTCTCAGAAGGTGTTGGTTCTGCCGATGGTGTCTCGCTCTCTGTCACTGTAGGCGTTTCTGACGGACTCTCAGACGCCGATGGTGTGGTTGTTGGGCTGGACTCCTGCTGTGGCTTCTCAGAGGCTTCTACCGAAGGTGATAAGTCAGCGCTTGGAGAGTGGCTAGGAGAAGAGCTAGGAGATTGAACAGACTCAGAAGATGAAGGATGAGACTTCCTGTCCTGAGCCGGTTCATCTGTTTGAGGTTTGGAGGTAGCTGCATGCTTGGCAACCTTCTTGGTCGATGCTGCCTTGATTTCAGATGGCTTGGTGCCAACTTTGAGACTTCCGCCGATTCCCAGAGTCACGGTGTAAGTGCTCTTGGCTTCTGACGTTGGGCTGTTGAATCCAACCAGACCAGCCACCAAAACCGCGATGATGGCTGATATCCCGATGAACTTCCGCATAGCCTTGCATCAATCTGTCAGATGAAAGAGAAGAACTATTGAACCTGCTAAAGCAAAGCTAGCGATGAGTGACCAACCGAAGATGATTACGGCAGTCATACGGAGAAGGTTGCTTGCTCTCCGTAAGAGTTGGTGTAAATCATTCCGTTGGGAAGCTGGTTGTCACCAACGTTGTAGGTCAGCCAGCCGGACACACACTGACCTTCAGCCAACAGAGATTCGGCAGGGTAGACAGAACCGAACTGAGAGGAAGGCTCAACAGTGTTGGCAGGAACACCAGCACCAGTGGTCCCGTAGGCAAAGTACCAAGGGTCTCGGGATACGCGCGTCTTGTTGCCTTGCGGGTCAGGACCCAGCTTGACGACACAGACCTCTACTTTGTAGCCGACAACCTTGCCCTTGACTTCCTTGTCAAGAACGGTGGCCTTGAAGTATTTGAAGGTCTGAGTAGCCAGAGCCTTGTTGCTGTTATCGGTGTGCTGTGCGCTCTTCTTGGCAAACTCACCAGTGCCGATACGCTGACCCTGAACGTTTTGAATGTACATGCTGACAAACGGCTTCAGCTTGCCGTTGACAACGGTGTACGTCGTAGTCTTGGCTCCCGGCTTGGTGTCGTCAAGAATGGTTTCACCAAACAGGTTGTCGTGCGCTTGGAGATAGTTGGTGTAATCATCATCCGACGCCATATCGCCCTCGTCCATTCCGTGACGGAAATCCGCGTTCATATCGGAAAAGGTGAGTTGCTTTCCGTCTTTGGTAACAACCGTCGGGTCATATTCACCAAGAGAGCAAGACTCCGAACCTTTCCGGTTGTCAACAGTGACTTTCCACCAGTGGTATCCAGAAGTCTTGTAGTACTTGCTGTCAAAGGACATGTACTCTTGCATGTCGCTGTTGTACTTCTTGACAGGCGTGTAGGTCACGACACAGCCGCTGTCAGTGGTGAATTGCCAGATACCGTCAACGCTGGCGGAAGGTCCGACTGTCTTGGGCGCTGCTGGCTTTGTGGTGTGAGTCACAGATGAATGCTGGGGCTGGTCGTTGATTCCGTGGCACGCGCTCAATCCGATGACGGAGAGCACAGCCAGAGTGGCACCAGCCACAGCCGATACGGTACGATTCTTCAAGCTCATGATGTTGACCTCCTGCTAGGTCGGTTGTGGGTTAGGGCTGGCTCGGTGTTGGTGCACCTTGTCAGCCCGTTTTAAGTTGACTTGCTGATTTTACCCTGTTTGGCTTGCTGATTGCAAACTGTGTGAGTCATCCGAAAGGATGATGTTGTTCGGGACCTTCGACCCTTGACTAGAGGCTGGCCTTGTGCTGAACCCAAACGTCGTAGAACTCGTCAGGGATACGTCCACGGTCACCAACGCTCTTGCCGGTAGATGACTTCCAGTCGATGTCTTGGGCATACTCACGTGCCAACTTCTTCTCGGCAGCATCGACATCTGTCCACGGTGAGTTGCTGGTCCGTGTCGTCTTGGTGCTGGTCCGGGCAGAAGCAAAGGCAGTGGCGTTCTCTTCCTCCGCTCCATCGATGAACGGCTCCAACGCCTTCATGAGCTTCTTCTCGTTGGCTTCACTGAGCCACAGACGGTAACGCTTCCTGTCCAGACCCAGCACAACGGTCGGCTCATCGATGCTGGCAGAGTCAAGAACCTTGCCATCGAAATCGTCCAGAACAACTTGCTTGATACCCATGATTCCTCCTAGTTGGTTGTTGGGATAGAGATTAGATTAGTTTCGGTTCAATCACAACTCTGTGCGACATCTGTAGTTCGGTCAACCTACCTGTGTGTGGTGGCTTGTTGAGTGTGTAGGTCCCGACCATGCGCAACACAGACCTCTTCTCATCTAGCGGTAGCTCAGCGAACCTTGCCGCAACCGTCTTGTAGTTGTCGGTAGTCCACCATGCCCGGACACCTTCAATTGCTCTCTGTGGCTCCACCAGCGATAGGACAAGGGTAGTGATGCCATCTGTTCTGCTGAGCCGTTCTAGCTCTGTCTGAAGCTCTGTGCGACGTTCCTGGAACTTCTGCCCTTGGTCAATCAAGATGTTGATAGAGACACCAGAGGCAGAGAGCTTCTTCTCGTCATCAGTGATGGAGTCAAGCTCGGTGTGAATCTGGTTGATACGTTCGGAGTTGTCACCTTCAGCCAGTGCACGGACCTGCTGGTAAGCCGATTCCGAACCAAGATGCCAGCCCAACCAGCGGATAACGCGCTCATCGGCAACAGCTTCCCTGATGCTGCTGTTGCACTCGTAACAGCGGTAGACCTGAACACCACGGCTCATGACATCTGCACGGGTCTGACCTCCGCACGAACAAACAAGAAGGTGACTCAGCAGATGCTTACGGATTAAGTCATGGTTGTTGGTATTGCGGCTGCGGTCTGTAAGACGCTTACGCAAGGTCTCCTGCTCGTCTGACGAGACAATAGCTGTCCACTGACCCTGACCTACCGTCTTGCCCTGATAGACGCTCATACCGGCAATCGTTGGATTCAGCAATGCGCGCTTGGTTGTCTGACGTACCCATGCTTTGCCCTGAACCGTGGTAAAGCCTGATTCATTCCAAGCTCGGACAACTGAGTTGAGACTCTTGGACCCAAGTAAATCTCTGTATGCCTGTCGGATTGCAGATGCTTCAGCGTCGATGATATTGCCGTCAACATCGTATCCAAAGGTCTGTTTACCTGAGTGCCACTCACCACGTTCAGCTTTGCCGGACCAAGCACGCTTTTGACGTTCAGCTTTCAATTCGCCTTCTTGCTTGCTGATTGCGCCTTGGATACGGAAATTCAATCGTCCCATCGGTGTTGATAGGTCGATGGGTCCGGTATGACAGTAAAACTGAATCCCGTAGCTCTCGCACAGGTCAATGATGTCCTCTTGCTCTCGCGGCATACGAACCAAACGTGATGCCTCATGAAGAGCAATCTTCGTAATCAGACCAGCTTTGACATCGGCAATGAGGTTGAGGTAACCCGGTCGGACCTTACTAGGGTCTGATGCTGTGATGTCGGTATCGGCGTAAATCTTGACATCTTCATTTGGCCAGACACGGGCAAGACCATTCCGAACTTCTCGCTCTTGGTCACCGGTAGAGACATTGGTCTTGTCCCTATCAGTGCTGGCACGTGCATACAACCCAATCATGATGTCCTCCTGTCGGTCTAGAAACCAGCGAGAAGCACCTTTCGATGCTTCCCGCAAGTCACTAGCTCAGTCCTTGTTCCAGTAGTAGAGGTTCGTCTGGTAGCCACCAACGATGTTGTACTCGCTACCTTCAGCCGTCTTGATGACCCCATCACCGGAACGGTTGAACACTGCCGAAACAACAGTCTCGGGAGAGCTACCACGCTTGCATTCAATGATGCGGTCACCTTCAGCAACGATTCGGTTGTTGTCCTTGGTAATCCGGGTCATGACCTGATTGGTATTGATGAAGGTTCCCTTGCTGGCTGCAACCTTCTTGGTGACCTTGCCGGTTCCGTTGCAGTCGTAGCAGATGCCGCCATCGATATTGCCGAAGCGCTCAATCAATCCGGTTCCGTGGCACTTGGTGCAGGTGGTGTAGCTCATGGTGTCCTCCTTGGTTGCTGACAAGAAGAACACTACCACACTTTGGGCGGGTAACACCAGTGCGGGGTAACACCGGCACTGACAAAACCCATCTTTAATCTGAAGCTCTCAGCTTCACACCTACCTACCTGTAAGGTATGTGCTTCATACCATGCCGACATCCAACGGCTGAGCGTCTACAGTAGAACTTGTAGAACCAATACGTGCCACGGCGTAAGACGTATGCGCTTGCTGTGGCCTTCACGTTGTCTAGGTGCTGTTGTCCGGTAGGTTCCTTCTCTCCCTGCCGTTAGGTCTCCTGTACGCCTTTCCTCCTCCTGTTCCGTGCAGTCCTCTCGTAGACCTGTACCAGCATCTAGGCACGCTCCTAGAGGTAGGTACCGATGACACCGCGCAAGAGGATAGACAGTCATCAATACCGCAAGAACCAAGCCAAGCTCAGAGCTAAGCGTCTTCCTTGTAGTTGGTGCGGAAAACCCATCAACTATGAGTCAGAGAACCCAAACGCTAATGACGCCTTCTCCGCCGACCACATCATCCCGAAATCAAAGGGTGGTGGCGACATGCTCTCAAACTTGGTTCCCATGCACTTGGGCTGCAACAAGAAGCTCGGAACAAAGGACCAACTCATCGCAACCAAGACCCTGAAGTTCCCTACAGTCAACCCGTACACACTCAGAGAAGAAGGCTAGACCGTGGCAAGGTACCGCTTAGAGTTTGACAATGATGTTGTGGTCTCTGTTGAAGGACCGGATGAGATATCTGTTAGGGCTGCCTTTAATGTCGTCTATGACGCTCTGGTCGATGAAGACCAAGAGGTTGAGGTCAATCGTTCTTGGCCAGCTGAAGAAGTAGCAGAATGGTTAGGTATCGATTGGTGATGAGTAAAGACGAGGAAGACCTACGAGACTGGCTCATAGAACGCGATGAACTAGACGCCGAAGAAGACGAACTCACAATAATTGAGCTTGTCCAAATATGGATGAGTCGGTAATAACTAGAACGTAGCGAGATGCTACGAGTAAAGGATGGCGAGATGCCAAAGGAAACTTTCGGTAAAACCAATACCTACTACAAACAAACTGATTTAAATGTTGATGTAGTTAGGGTGCCGGATATTGCAGTTTCGTGGGGTAAGACTGAGCCGGTTCTGATTAACGGCAAGGCAATCACAGGTGAAGACCTAGACCGACTCATCAAGGTATTGAAGAAGGCTAGGAAACAGACTAAACCATCATCAGGTATACCAACCTCACGTGGTTCTGTGCGCACAAATGGACAAATGGCAAATATTGTCAGTGCTGGTAGCTGGAACGCTGTGCATGGCGATTGGGTAGGCCATTGGTCTTACTCAGGTCTGGATGGTTCATACACTCACATCACAGTTTGCCGAACTAAAGACGGTAGTGGTTGGAACGTAGCTGTACCTACGACACTACGAGTCGATGGTGTTACTGAAGCAATCAAGGTAAGTCTTGCCCCGGGCGAAATTAAGAGGATTGCACTGCCTGACGCATGGGAACCAGCACTCAAAGGTAATGCAACCATTTATGCTATGGGTCATGGACGCGACGAATACCTGAATTTCACTAATGATTCTGGCAAGCTTACGTAATTTCACTCTTTGAACGGAAAACCAAATGACTTTGAACGCAAGCGCACTAGACGCTGCAATGAGTGGATTGTCAGACGCATATCCCTATGTGTCACTATCCAATGACGGAACAACAGAGGTAAGCACGCGAGTAGCTGCCAATTGGGCTGATACTGGTGATGGCGTTATCTCTGCCAGCAATCTTGCATTCACCGGATTGGATGCCAACCAAGCTGTTTCATTCGTTCTGCTGTTCAGCGCGAACACTGGTGGAACTTCCGGCGGTTCTATCTCGGTTACCGGTGACAACAACGCCAATGCCGCTGGTGAGTTCACTATCTCCGGAATTACAATCAACGTTAGCTAAGAGGTAAGGCCATGGCACTCAACTACATCAGTGCCGATGGTATAGCCAATGGCACGGCAGTAACTTCCGGCAACTACGGATTCAGCACTGTCTACGGCAATGCTGTCGTATCAGATGAGCAAACGCTGTACGGTTCAAAAAGCTTCAAGCTTGTCAATGACTCATCCGCCAACAACAGCTTTATAGTTCGGTCGGATAGTGCAGTCAGCACCACCATTGGTTTTCAGTGCTACATCTACTTAACTGGATATCCGTCACAAGCTATCCAATTCATGCGCGTTGATAATACCAATGCTGATACTGGCGGAATCACACAGATTAACCTCAACACCAACGGCACTGCATATCAGAAGTCATTAGGTTGGGGTACCGAACAGCTTCCGTTGAATGAATGGATTAGGCTGGATGTTCGCCTTGATAAGACTGCTGGCACGTTCGGTTACTATGCGTACAACCTGAGTGACACTCTGATTCAGTCTTGCGTTGTATCCGGCATCACCTACGGCACAAGCACCCCCGGTCAAGTAGCTTTTGGCAAAGCATCATCGGGCACCATGGCACCGATGTACATCAGCCGTATTGCCATCGATTCATCTGCCTACGATTTCGGCAAGGTCGGTCTAGGTTCAGCCAGTCAGTCTCTTACTCTCACTGAGTCCGCGTCTGGTACATCTCCTGTTCTACCTATCCCTACTGGTACAGCAACGCTGTCTCTAGACCTTGCGGCATCTGTTGAAGGCACTACCAAACGCTCTGGTAGCTCTTCTGCCAGCCTGTCGTTGTCTTCCCTAGCAACAGGACACAGAAGCTCTGTAGGAAGCGCACTAGCCAACCTAGACCTTGCTGTATCGGCAGAGGGCAAGAGCAACCGTCAAGGCACAGCAGAGAGCACACTAAGAATTACGATTAGCGCGCACGGCGTTGTAGACAGAAGTGGCTCAGCAAACCACGCGCTAATTTTCTCTTCATCTGCTGAAGGTCAGGCAGACAAGAGCGCAACAGGTACTCAGTCTCTGCATCTATCTGCATCTGCCTCTGGATACGCACCATCATTGGATATACCTACAGGTTCAGCGCTCCTGGACCTACACGTATCACAGACGGCTGTAGGAAGCACTGATAGGCACGGTGTAGCCACAACTACCCTGACGCTCTCACAGTCCGCTACAGGTACCACACAGCGCGTAGGAACAGCATCACAGCATCTACTACTGACTACCTCTGCTGTAGGTACATCAGTAGGTAAGCGCAACATCACAGTCAGTGCATCAATACCGCCCAAGAGATACCGCACCGAACTACATCAGCACACCACTACTACGACACTAGAGCGCACCAATAGAAGCGCAACACTAACCAAGCACAACACAACTACATCACTAGCAAAGCGAGTACACCTATGGCTATCAAGAGTGTGAGTGTTCCCATTCAACGTGAGAGCACAGAGCTAGTAGTGGTGAACGTGACAGTAGACAACCAACCTGTTACTACCTTTGATGTGTGTGTTGTTCCCATTGGTTCGCGACCAACAGACTTCCAAGCCGCAACAGTAGTAGATGGTAAAGCTGGTTGGCTCAGTGGTGGATTACCTGTTGGTCTGTACAACCTCTATGTGCGCATCACAGACAATCCGGAAACAATAATCGACATTGCCGGACAAGTAAGCATCCAGTGACATGCAAGACGAATTCGTTGACCTATCACAATTCATGCCTGAACTTGATGCCTCTCACCGTTGTGATAGATGCCAAGCACAAGCCTACGTCAGAGTGATGCTCACTAATGCCGGAGAACTACTGTTTTGCAATCACCATTACTCACAGCATGAGTTGTCTCTGTTGGCTGTGACTGCTGGTGTGCAAGACGAGCGCTGGAAATTGACTCAAAAGGGCTCTGATGTCCATGCATGAACATGCACGACTCTGCATAATCAAACCTCAAGACAGGCTCAAAACCTGAGCAAATCCTGACTTGGCTAGCCACTAATGAATAAGGGCATTGGTGGCTAGTCTTTAACCCTTATTCGCAACCCTTATACACAACTGAATAGGCAACCCTTATGCCAACAAGAGTACGCAAGCTACACACTCACACCATTACCTGTGCTGTGTGCCAACGTGACTACACATACCAGAGCACTGAGACCAAGCGCCTACGCTCTGCCTGTAGTGACTGCCGCACGGTATACGCAAAGGCTAAACACACTGAAGCATGCAAGCCTAAGCTTGACGCGATACGACATGCCAAGCAAGAAGCACAGCAAGCAAGAGAGCAAGAGCGCGCGGCACAGCAAGAAGCTAGGCGAGAAGCAAAGAGGCAAGAGCAAGAAGCCAAGCGCATTGCGATGACTAGACAGTGTGACGAGTGCACGACTGAGTATGTAGCCAAGTATGACCATCAACGCTATTGCAATCCGAAGTGCTATAAGAGAGCACACCGAAGAGAGCGCAGAGCAAGAGCCAAAGGCGCGCAAGGTAGCTACACCTTCTCGGAAGTAATGAGACTGTATCTATCAATCGGCAAGTCATGTACCTATTGCCACCAGTACATCAGAGTTGAAGACATAGAAGCTGAGCATGTAGTTCCCCTGAGTCGTGGTGGCTCAAACAGCCTGACAAATATTGTTCCAAGCTGTGGTAAGTGCAATCGCGATAAGTCAGACATGACACCAGAGGAATGGAAAGGCATTGATATCTATCAGCGATTCGTTCACTTGGTGAAGTCTGAGCCGACAAAACCACGATGGATGACTATGCAATTGGCTGCATAGATACTCAGTCGAAAGCTCAGGAAATCGTGAAGAAAATCGGACCAGGGAGGGAACCCAGCGACTCGACCACCTTCCCTGCTCCCCGGCGCCTCCTGGCTCCCCCCAATCTGCTCCCACTCACATTTCTTGAGGCAATCTAAAGGGTGGGGTCGCATAAGTATGCGGTGAAATTGCTACTCACTGCCGACCCTCTGGCGTATAGGGCTAGAGGGTCACACTTCCTATACAAGTGAATAGAGATACAAAATGAATCAAGGTAGAAGACCTGCTGATTACGTGCTGTTCTGTCAGTTTGAGTACTGCACTAAGCCGCGCCGAACCAAGGGCTATTGTGACCCGCATTATCGGCAATGGAAGAAGAATGGTGTAATCAAGCCTTTGCGCACATCACCCGGTCAAGGTCACAAGCCTGAGCCGAGAGCTACAGCCGGTATGACGACACAGCAACGGTTCTGGCACTACGTGACTATCACTCCTGGATGCTGGAATTACGGACCACGCCTAGACCGGTATGGATACGGCAAGTTCTCCGTGACTGTCGGTCTGAATCAAAAGCGCGAATATCAAGCGCACCGATACGCCTATGAGTTATTGGTCGGACCTATACCACAAGGTATGGAGTTAGACCATATTTGCGTCAACCCAGCTTGTGTGAATCCTGACCACCTTGACGTTGTTACCCATGCGGAAAACATTCGTCGGCGCAAGATGAGGCAAGCAAAAGACCGGATGAAGAAATGAATGAAGACGAAAATACGCTGTTTGAAGTAGTCCAGCGCAATAAACACTACGAATCAATGATTGCCCTACGTAACGCAATCGCGGCCAAAATGGATGAATGCCGGTCAATGCGCGACTACGCGCCATTAGCTCTCAGACTCCAAGAAGTGCTGGCAGAGATTCAGGCACTAGAGAAGGCAGAGACAGATAGCAAGTTCAATGACCTTACCAAGGGTTTTTCCTGGAATTGAGATAACCGATGCTGCAAGGCTCAAGAGAACCACGCCTGAAGCATGCTGAACCGTATGCTTCTTCACTCTGGGACCAATGCAGAGACTTTGCCATTCAGGTATTGAAGCTGACTCCTGACCTTTGGCAAGAAGACATCTTGCGCGATTCTCTCGCTGTTACAGAAAGGAGTCATTTCGCGGCACCGAACGTTTTACTACTTCTGCCGCGTCAATAGCTCAGAACGGCAAGAATCACATTCTCGCAATCAGACAGCTTCTAGGTCTGTTCCTGCTCAAAGAGCAAGCTGTTCACACAGCCCATGAGTTGCGTACGTCAAAGCGTCATTACCAGCTTGTTAGAGGGTTACTCAAAGCCGCTGGTCTTGAAGACAAGATGAAGTACAAAGAGAACAACCAAGAGATTTGCATCATCAACCCAGACAATGGCGCGCGAATAGATTTCATCAGCCGAACCAATAATGGTGGTAGAGGTCTGGCCAAGATTGATGTTGTGTACTTCGATGAGGCTTTGCTGCTGGAAGAGGAACAGGTTGCATCCATCCTGTCTACCCAGTCCGCGCGGTCAATGTCTGGTCACGTTCAGACGTGGTACACATCAAGTGCTGGCAAGCTGGCAAGTGAAGTTCTGGCAGAGATTCGCAACACATGTATCACACAGCCCGCTGGTTGGTGCTACTACGAATGGTCTGCCAAGGCTGGCGCAGACATCACAGACCCGAAGGAATGGGCCGCTGCTAATCCTGCCTACAACTACACACGTGCTGATGGCTCCGGATTATCTGAGAGTTGGGTACGTAGTGAGCTAGCCAAGATGCCCAACAAGTTCGGCAGAGAACGTCTAGGCATTTGGGATGAAGCCAAAGCCAACACCGTCATTGCTGGTGGTCTGTGGATGGAAGGTGACCTAGACATAGACGATATTCCAGTTAATGATGAGATTGTCCTAGGTATTGAGGTTGGCAACGACGAGCGCACAGTCTCTATCGCTCTAGCTACTGAGTACCAAGGCGTACAGACCTTCTCACAGGTTCTAGCGTCTGCTGAAGGCTTCAATTGGGTTGCTGAGTACATCAAGAGCCTGAAGCTCTCACACAACGTCAGAAGCGTTGTCACGGACTCGTCAGGCTATGTCTTGGGTCTGTTGCCGGAACTTATGAAGGCTGGAATCAAGCTAGAACAGCTTTCGACTACCCAAGCCGCTACAGCTTGCGCGAACTACCTAGCTGGCGTTCATGCAAAGACGATACGTCACACAGATGATGAAGCAACCAGACTGACTGTCACATCTGCTGGTAAACGGCTCAGTGGTGAAAAGTGGTATTGGAAAGCCACAACAGACATTGATGTTGCGCCTTTAAAGGCTATGACTTGGGCTGCATACGGATTGACCATGAACCAGTCAAAGCAAACAAAGGTAGTTAAAGCTGCTCCTGTACTAATGGTCTGAACAAAAACTGAATAACAAGGATTTGATTATGGCTGATGCCCTAACACTGTCCAGCGATGAGTTGGCACTGGTCGGAAGACTAGAACAGCGGCTGAGTTTGTATGGCAGCAAGAACCGCACTGCAAGGAACTTCTTTGCCGGGGTATTCGACCCAAAGAATTACGGCATTACTGTTCCGCCACAGATGAGAGTTGAGCACAGCGTTGGATGGTGCTCAAAGGTTGTCAACACAATTGAGGCACGCCTTGACTTTGAAGGTTGGGCAAGTCCTTCAGACTCCAATCCTTTTGGTCTTCAAGATATCTATAACTCCAACAACCTAGGTGTCTTGTCTCACCAAGCACACCTTGACGCACTTATCTATGGCTGTTCGTTCGTTGTGGTCGGCAAGGGTGCTCCTGGAGAACCAGACCCGCTGATTACAGTTGAGTCTCCGCTGAACATGACGGCTGAATACAGCTTGCGAACCAAGCGTCTCACCTCTGCTCTCTACCACGCAAAGGATGATGACGAGGAAGTTCTAACCCTGTACACACCAAACGAAACTGTGTATATGGCGCGTGAAACTGGCAAGCCTATGCAGGTTATCAATCGCGTTGTTCACAATCTTGGACGTGTCCCTGTAGTGGTTCTGGCCAATGGCGCACACACCGAAAGACCTTTCGGACACAGCGAAATGACAAAATCAATTCGTGCGTCTACAGTAGAAGCTGTAAAGACAGAATTAAACATGTCTGTCAATTCAGAGTTTTATGCTGCTCCACAAAGATACGCTCTCGGTGTTGAAGAAGCTGCATTCAAGAATCCAGACGGTACCGCTAAGAATCCTTGGACCTTTGCACAAAGCAAGTTCCTTGCTCTCGGTTCTCAAACTGACCAAGACGGTAACCCGGTTGGTACGCCACAGGTTGGAGAATTCTCCCAATCCAGCCCAACTCCGTATATCTCGGTGTTGCAGTACTACGCGCGCAAGGTAGCTTCTGACGCCGACTTGCCCGTACGTCTGTTCGATGAGAACAAGAATGCACCTACCTCCGCTGATGCTATCCGCGCCGATGAGTCCGCATTGGTCAAGCGCTGTGAGCGTAAGACTGCCGAATTTTCTCTAGCTTGGAGAGAAGTCGGCTTGCTTGCGTTGCTGGTCCGTGGTGGTGCTCCTGCTGAGTACCCTGCTATCTCCCCGCAGTGGAAGTCACCGGCTACACCTACCAAGGCTGCTAGCACAGACGCGGCTGTCAAGCTGGTAGCTACTGGCATTGTTCCTGCTGACTCGGACGTTGTTCTGGACGCTGTGGATATGTCGAATATCGACAAAGAGCGAATCAAGCTAGACCGCGCTGCTGCTGCATCAACACCGAACGGTAAAGAAGATGCAGAGGCACTGGCTGCAAAGTTCAATGCTTTAGGCACAGCTATTCGCGCTGGAGTCACTCCTGAATCCGCTGCTAAGGCAGTCGGACTATCAGACTTGCAATTCCTAAACAACGTCTATCCGGTCACATTGCACGACACGGAAGACGGCAATTCATTGCCCAATACTGCACAGTAAGGGCACAAACTCCGAAACGGATTGAGTAACGAACATGACTGATGAAGTAACCAACGAAGAGGCTGCACAGCCTACAGATATCGATTGGAAGTCAAAGAGTAGAGAATGGGAAACCCGTTCAAAAGAAAACTACTCAGAAGTTCAGCGTTTGACCAAGGAACTTGAAGACGCGAACAAGAAGCTAACCAGTTGGTCACAGCGAGAAGAAGGTTGGGATAAGGCAAAGGCTGATTACGAATCAAACCTTGCTAATGCCAACAAGGACTCTCTCCGCTACAAGGTTGCTTTAAAGCATGGTCTAGGTGAACAAGACTTAGACTTTCTCACCGGCGATGATGAGGAAAAGCTAGATGCTCT